GACGACTGGTCACCACAGGAACGCAAGCTCTACCTGAAGACCATAGGCAATAAACTATGGCGAGTAGAGCATTTTTATAAGATAAAAGATAAGGACCGGCAAACAGTAAACCTTATTCTAAATCCAATTCAAAATCACTACTGGCGAAATCAAAGCAAAAAAGATTTTATCCTAAAGGCCAGAAAGATTGGCTTCTCAACCTTATGTCTTATCGATGACCTAGATGAAACCATCTGGAACCGCAACTTCACCACATTTATCTTTGCCCACAAGCGAGAAGATGTTCAGAAACTATTTAAGATAATCCAATTCGCATATGATCGCATGCCCAAGGATTATAAGCCGGTAGCCGAATACTACAACAAGAATGAGCTATTCTTCAAAGAGATAAACTCAACCATTTATGTTGGTATGGAAGCCAGAAGCGATACGATTAACCGGCTCCATGTTTCAGAGGTAGCCTTTATTAGAGATGCCGAAAAGAAATGCGCATCATCATTTGAGGCAGTCCCAACCGAAGACGGCAAGATAGTCTTAGAGACAACGCCAAATGGAATGGGTGGCTATGCCTATGAGCTATATCAATTCGCAGCCGGATACAAGACCACCGGCTATGGCGACAAGAGTGAATTCAAACCACATTTTTATCCCTGGTATTACCATCCAGAATATGTAATGCCCCTAACAAACGCAGAGCGCGAACTGATAGAGGCCGGGAATTATCTAAACGAAGAAGAGCGCCAGTTCATGACCGATCATGCCCTAAGTTACCCCCAGATGAAATGGCGTAAGTTAAAGCAATCCACGCTAGGCGAGCAGTTTGTTGAACAATACCCGGAGAATGATATTGACTGCTTTTTAGGAAGCGGCAATCCTTATTTCGATATGCATTCCCTACGCGATCAACTTCGGGAAGAGAAGTCAGGTGATAAGTTCTTCGCAGGCATGAAGAAACAGTTAGAGGAGAAATGAAAACCCCCATAGCCACAGGCACACTCCAGGAAGAACGAGGCAGCATAAGATTCATTGAGCAGCGCGGAGGTCACCTACGCATCTACGAATGGCCAAAGGAACACTGTGTAATCGGGGCCGATGTTGCAGAAGGAATCAATGAAGATGAAAGCGCAGCAGTAGTTCTAAACTGCGAATTCAACTCAACAATGGCCGCATACAATGATGGCCGGATAGACCCTGACTCCTTTGCTGTGTTCCTAAAGATGCTAGGCAAATGGTATATAGAACCATTAATAGGCGTAGAACGAAACGCTGTAGGCTTTAGCGTAGTAAGCGACCTGATCAAGATCTATCCCAAAAAAGATATTTATTTCCAACACCGATACGATGAGAGGACAAAAGTAAAGACAAAGAAGTTCGGCTGGGTAACTGATCAAAGGACTAAGCATTTGATGTTCGCATACCTAAAGCAAGAAATCCGGGAGAACTCAACCGAGCTAAACGATAAGCTGCTGATTCATCAATGCATGCAGGTAGTAAACGAAGAAGGTAAGGTCCATGCAACGGAAGGCGAAAAGGATGATCTTGTAATAGCCAGATGCATAGCCGGGATGATGAGAAGGCACCGGCCGGTTAGGGATTACACAGAACGAACCATAGCTACAGCAGAGAAGGCATATTGAGTTGGTATACCTTAAAAAATGCCATAGAATTCAAAGATTTGAAGGGCGAATTTCAATTTTATAGCAGAAAGTGAGGAAAACCACGATGGCAATAGAAAACACCCAAAATAACGGCAAAAAGACAGAAGAGCAATTATCAGCTGAACGCTTAGAACGATACAAGAGGGATCCGGACAAATTCATTGAACTAGAAAAAATCATCGCCTGCCTAATTCGTTCTGAACGCGGCCCGATGCTTTATATCAAAGGCTCAAAGCCGGAGCTTCAGGTAGCCTTTGCTGAATTCCATATGAAAATTCCTGATACCATTCGCAGGATTGAAATGGAACTTGCAAAGAAAAAATTAAAGCTATACAAGCCAACGAGTTTTTTAGATGGGCTAAGGAGAAGAAAATAATGGCAAGCTGTATCGCTAAATACATGGCAGTAGGATACACACGCGCAGAGGCCGCTGCTAAATGTGGTGGATTCGGACAGAAGCAAGGAGCAGGCGGAGGCCAAGGTATGCCAGGCGGAGGCAGGCGCAATCGCAATAGAGGTCCAGGCACATTAGGAGGCCCCGGATATGGCAGAGGCGGAGGACGCGGCGGAGGCAGAGGGAGGCAAGGATAATGGCAAGAAATGCACTTGGACAATTTATTTCATAACAATATGGATAAAGAATTTGCCATTGCTGATTCAATAGGTGCATGCCGTAGCATAGATAAAATTATTAAAGAGATGGAAAAATGTCAGGTTTTGTGCATGAATTGTCACGAAGAATTGCATCAGAAATTAAGGGAGGTGCAAAATTCCAAAAGGCTTTGATTACTGCCGTTCTCATGGTGGAAGAATCCGCCGGAAGTTAATAGGCAAGAATAAATATATGAACATCTGCTGGCTAAATGGTAAAAGCTATGCAGGTGAAGTACATACGAGGAAGAAGAAAAAGAAATGAGTTTTAAGTCTAATATCAAGAAAGCCCAAAAAATTATAGAAGACCGCAAGAAGGAACGATTTACCAAGGGCCTTGATAAAGACGAAAATAAAGCCAAGCTAGAAGGGACAATGCGACACATTGCTGATACTGTTAAAGAAGAGGGGATTGAGTGAGCAACTGGGATATCATAAAAAAAGGGGAAAAGTTTTTGCACGATAAAGGTATGGTCGCCTGTGAGATTTGTGGCAGAGAAGCCACTTGGGCTCTCATGACTAAAAAAATACAATATTGCCATAATCAACCGATGTTTTTCTCGCCAGAGACACATAACAAATTGGAGAAAATGGGTTATTTTCGAGCGAGGAATTGGCAAGCAAAACGATTTGAACGAATTGTAAAGAAGAGGGAATTGAATGAAAATAGTAGAAGTTTCATGGCTAGACACATGCTGTGAAAAAAGTTAAGATAATACGAAGGGATAAATAATGCCCAAACCAGAAGTTAAACCCAGCATCAAAGATGAAAAGAAAGAAAAGAAAGAGCAGCCAGAGAAAGTCCAGCGCAAGACTATCCGGGAGATAAAGATTGAAACCAGAAGCGATGATTTTTCTCCCGAACAGCGCAAAGAGCTGCTAGAGATAATTAAGAAGGATGTAGAACATGGCGAAAAAGTCCAGACCGACTACATCGCCCAAAAGCTAAAGGATCTGCAACACTACCATAACGAGAAACCATCTGTAATAGAAGGCCTCAACAAAAGAAAATGGATGTCTGACAGAAACCTAGGCCTAGCCCGGGCAACAGCCGACAGCTATCAAGCAATTCTCTTAGCAACCTGCTGGAATCCCAATACTATCAATTTTGTAAACACTAAGAAGAATGATATCGATACACGAACTAACCAGGAAGCATTTACCAAATGGGGCATGGGAAAACATGAGGCTAATGCCAAGCCTGAGGTAGATGATTTTATTCATAATCGTGTAGTCGCAGGCTCGTCATTCTTCAAAATATACCGCAAGGTCTGGGAAGAATGGGTTGACATCCGCATCCCTAAGAAAAACAAAGCAGGCAATACTTATGCTTATGAAATAAAAACCCGAAAGAAAACTTTCCAAAAAGGCGTAATGGAGAATATCCCTGATATAGATGACATTCTAATCCCCGAATATGGCAAGGATATCCAGGATCTGACATTCTTTGTTCAAGTCCTGCATGTTGATGGAGAAAAAGTATTGGGTTGGATAAACGATAAGACATTTACACCCACAAGCAAAGAGGATTACAAGAAGAAATTGCGCAATCATATTTACAGTGAAAAGAAAAGCAAAATCAAAGAAAAGAGATTAAGGCAACTAGGCATTACCCCGGAAACAATCTCTGATGCCGATGTGCGTAGATTAGACATAGACCTCCATGAATGGTATGGCTATTACACAAAAGACAAGCGCACCGAACGTTTCAGGGTTACTGTAGATCTGGCAAACGAAGAATTTCTAAGAGGCAAGCCGGTGCGCAAGATAAACCGATCAGGGAAGATTCCTTTTGCCGGTGGTTCGCTGAATAGAGAGCCGGGACAGATACGCGGTGACTCTCTGCTGAAGATTATTGCCCCGTTAGTGAATGCATTCAATAATGTATTTAACCAGAAATCAGACTTCCAATATGTAACTAACTGCCCATTCGGTTTTCACAATCCATCAGAGGGCTACAACAAGCAAGCTTATGAACTAGAGCCGATGGTCTCTTATCCGACAGATGGTGAACCATCCCGGAATGTTTACTTTCCCAACCTCCAACGAAGTATGGCCTGGGCCGAGGCGGACATAAGAATCATACTTGAGATGCTTGAAAAGATAACCGGAGCCGCAACATACTTTCTAACTTCACAATCTAAACAAGCAACTCTAGGCCGGGACAAGATAGTAGAGGAAAAAGGCGAGACAAGATTCGGCCTATGGGTCGCAAGAATAATAGAGGACATCTGCGAGGCCATAAGCATGTGGTTTGAACTCTATCAGGACTTCCCACCCAAGAACCTAGCCGAAAGGATACTAGGCGAAGATGGCAAGCAACTATTTCCTAATCTATCAATAGACAGCCTGCGCGGCGATGCAGTAGTGCAGATGACCCCGGATGTAGTGGCAGGCTCAAAAAGCTACCGCAAACAACTGCAGATGTGGGCCTTCGATATTGGCCAGCAGATGTTCTGGCTTAATCCACAGATCAACCCACGCGGAAACTGGCAGTTATGCGCCGATACCCTAAAGGAAATGCTTCACTTAACTGACAGCGATGTTAAACGTTATCTAGGCGAACAACCAAAAGCCCAATTCCCCGAAGAAGAACTAAACAATGAATGGCGTCGCTTCATGAACGGCGAAGACTTTGATCCCCCGGAAGGCGAAACAGCCCTAGCCTTGCAACATCTAGAAGGACACGCCAAACAGAAACTAGAGAAGTTCGATCAATTAGATGAGGAATACCGGTCGAACTTCGATGCCCATTTATTCAAGACAGCAATCAATGCGATGAAGTTTATGCGTAATATACAGAAAGAGACAATGGTCAACAGACTTGCTGCCGGTGAGATTATGGGAGGAGGCCCGCAAGGACCAGCCCCTGCAGGACCAGCAGGACCAGCAGGAGGAGCAGGACCAGCAGGACCTGTAGGCCCGCCAGGCCCAGCAGGTCCACCAGGAGCAATGCCGGAGGCACCATTGAGTTGATGAGATATGCTTATAGTTGTCCTAAATGTGGAACAGATAATTTTGATGATATTATGATAATTAAACCATTAAGCAAAACACGCAGAAAAAGAATAGTAGCATATTGTAAGAAGTGTAAGGCAAGATTTTATGGTGATAATTTTTAAGATATATAGGAGATACAATGACAAAACCAAATCGTGAAGAACAAGCTA